TTTTCTGTGCCTGTAGATAAAGAAAGACCTGCTAAATACCCTATAGCCGTTGATTCAGAATCTGCACCTGCGTTAAGAGCTTTAAGTGCTTGATAACCCACAGCAGTATTTCGACCATGTGCGTCCTCAGTTTTAAGTGACTCAAAGCCAATAGCAACATTATGATCCCCAGTAGTAATCGCAGTGCCAGCCTCATCGCCCAAGGCCACGTTGTAGTTACCGCCAGAGGCTATTGAGTTACCTGCGTTAACGCCAAGGCGTAAGTTGGACGTACCTGCCGAAGCCGTGCTCAGTTCGCCATCAACCGTCAAGTCATCAACCACTGTGGCTCCAGCTAAGTTAACAGCAGTAAGAAGATCGTGAACCACGCCACCTGACCCCAAGCCGTCTGTTGCGATAACTTTAGTCTGACCCGCAGGAATGATTACATTAGCACCACTACCGCATGTGAAGGTTAAAGCCGCCGCTGTTGCGTTATACATGAACCAAGTTTTAGAACTGGTGTTTGGCAACAGAGTAACAGTACAAGCCTGACCGCCACCTGTGAGCTTTAATCCAAGGCACCTATCTGCGTCCAGCGCACCATCGCCAATCGTAATGTTGTCCGTGGAGGCGTTTGCAATAGCTCTGGTCCCCCAAGCAACTGCCTGACCGATTATTTTTAGGTTCGTATTCGTTGTGTCGCCCCAAGTACCAGACTGTTCACCAGTGCCGATTTCTTCAAGGCGTAAATTGTTGAGATATGTACTAGCCATTTTATTATCCTATGCTGCGAAGCCATTCTCAATGTTAGCCCAAGAAGGGTCTTGAGAAGGCGCTATGTTTAAAAAACGAGGGTTCTGATCTGGAATGATTTGTCCCCAAGGTGGGTTTGCTAGATTGCCTACTACTGCTGTACAAGTAACGCTCGTTACAAAGATATTGGCCTTACCAACTGCTTCAGCCGTCGCACTGTTAACCGAGGCCGTCATCTTCACGTCAGTCATTGTGTTAGTGGTAAAGAAACTGCCCAAGGCGGTTGTGCCAGCAACTCCAGTAACAAAAGCATTATCGCCTCTTGTTGTAGAAATAGCACCAATTGAGGAAGTAGAACTAAGCCCCACGTTTGTAGAAAAGATGTTACCTAGTGCAGATGTTCCCGCAACTCCAGTAACAGATACAACCGCATCGCCTTCTTGAACTGCTTGACCAATAGCCCCTGTAGCAGTGAGCGTAAAAGCAGGACTCGTGTTCCAAGTGCTTGTATTCCAAGCTCTTGTTGCACTGTTCCAGCCTATAAACGCTACTTTAGTAGACATTAGGCTATCCTGATAATCGCGTTAGACGCATCCGCTGTTGGGAATACAATGGTAAAGTCGCCAGAACTAGCTGCTTTGTCTGCACCAAAATCTAACACGGCTACCGTTGGATCGCCTGTAGCCGCTTCATTAAATATCAAAGCGCCTCGAACTGCCGAGATGGTTACGTTAGAAAACACCTCATCCGCAAAATCAACTAAAGCTGTTGTACCAATAGCTACCGGCGTAACACTTGTCAGGAAATTTCCTTTTGCTGTGTAGTTTGTGCCGCTGACCTCGTTGCCAGAGGTATACGCGGTAGTGGCCGCAGTAAAGGTGGCGCTGTTAGTATACAGTGCCAGTTTAAACTGGTTGCTTGCTACCGTGAAGTTATGAACGCCCTTTAATAGTTCTACTTTGAACGAGGTGCATAAGAAGTTTCCATTAAAAGCCATTTACATTTCCTTTATATACTCGGCCAAGGTTGGCTGACCGGCATCTTTGATTGCATTATATACCGTAGTTCTGTCACTTTGGATAGCCTGTCGCATATACAGCGCAACAATTTTTTCTACGGAGTCTCGGTACTCTCTAGCTTGTTCCCGAATAGCTGGGGGAGCGTTCTCAGAAATAGCAATTATCTTATTAACACAACGTTGAGCAACTTCCTCTGGGGTAAACCCGCGGTTGTTTGTCGTCGCAACTTCAACTTTAAAGTCGTTTGACATGGTTACGGGAAAAGATGCAGTCATATATTAATCTCCTTACGTTTTAGCACGAATAAGTTGGCCTGTGCGGTACTCATCGGTTACCTCTTGAGCCTCACCGAAGTTCTTCAGTCGACCAACAGCTTCGCCGAATCTTTGTGTGTACATCTGCATTATTGCAGGGTCCCCCTTCATATACAGGTACGCCTCTGACAAAGAACCGTAAAGCATCGCCATCTCTGCGTTCTCACTCAACCACGTCAGTGTAGTGTCCGCGCCAAGTGCTGAGACTGTAGCCGTAGCTCCGCTTGGACTAGCTGTAATTGTCTCACCAACCGTATAGTTGCTGCTAGGTATTACCACAATTAATGATGTGGTGTTGGGAACTGAATCTACACCACTACTTTCACCGCTCGTACCACCAGTAATAGTGTCATTCGCAGTAAACGTTCCTGTCACACTTGTAAGAGTGAGAGTGTAGCTACTTTGAGTTAAACTCTCTGGCCGGTAGAAGTAATGAAGTTCGGAGTTAAAACTACTACTTGGAGTAGGGGCCAAGATAAGGTTATCTAAATCGTACTGCCCATAATACTTTGGAGATCCTGTTGTAGCAGGGTTAGGGTTGTAAGACTGAATGAACTCGGCGTCTTTAAAGTCTACAAAGACAGCCTCACTATTACTGTCAGTGTATGAAAGGGCAAATGGAGCTAAGAAATCACTTGGCAGAGATAAAAACTTATTAGATGCAGACATTTGACCCGCAACATTCTTGCGAAACAAACTCAGTTGAACGTTCTTTAGGATCCGTTCCTCGGTAAGTCTTATGAACAAGGGAAGGTTCGAGATAAAAGATGTCTCGTTGTTCTCAGTGTAATTTTCAATTGCAGTCTTTAACTGCGTATATGTAAAGCTCATGTTGTCACCGTTACTGCGCCCACCGCCCCAGTAGAAACTAGGTTGTTAGGGGGATTAATTCCGTTGTCTGTTGCGCCACCTACAGGATTCCAACCGTACTGTATATTTCTTTGTTCCTCTAGATCCTGTTCCGGACGTGGGTTCCTTAGAGCTTGAGGGTCTGGTCCTATACGAGGTGGAGATAGCTGCGGATGCTTGGGCTCAAACTCATCCGTACCGACTAAAACGCCGTTCCATTCTTTCGCCATGTCTCTCAGACGGTATCTAAACCCAGACCTATCCGAAATTCCGTATGCATCTTTTCCACTAGCAAATGCCATTATGCCCTCAAGTACGATATGCTAGGCTGAAGCTTCAGAGATACACGACCCTGATCCTCATCCGACGCTCTTTGGAACTCTTCTTCATAAATAGACTTTAAGTATTGCAACCGTTCCGGCGATCTCTTCATCGCGATATAGTATGCCAGGCCAGCAACCATGCAAGGATAGAACCTAAAGGGCAGGTCAGCGGTGTTAGCAAACGCTCCTGCGTCCTCAATGCGATCAACATAATAATAGATCAGTTGGTCGGTAGAGTTTTCGGGCACAGTCCATAGATTAATTACGGGGCTGATTTGTCGGTCGAAGTAGAACTGGCTAGGCCGGCCTTGAGTTGTTTTGTTAGGCAGGTTTAAATACTCTCCACGGCTAATCCTATCTAGCTCAAAGTCTGTATTACCTCTACGCAAAACCACCTCTAGTATATCTGCGGAACTTTGAGTTAACGAAAAATCAACCGCGGTTGTCACTGAAGTTACAGCGCCGCTAACACTACCCGTGATGGATTCTGTCGCAATAAACGTTCCCACAGGATACGTTATAGCAATAGATGTGCTTGAGACGATGTTTGTTATTATAGCTGTTGCACCACTTGTGCCGCCTGTAATTGTTTCAGACACAGCAAAAGAAGCACTAGATGCTACAGTAATTGTCAGGGTTCCAACCGGATAAGATGACACAGACTGAGCCATGTTTAATACTTTTTGCTTGATAGTCCATAAGTTCAATCCGCGGTTAGTCCACTCCGCAAACATTAGGTTCAACGAACGACGTGCTGTCTTGATCTCGTAACCAGTACGAGCCTCTAAGCCACACCGCTCATAGGCTTCCTCGATGACTTCAGCTATATCAAGGTTAAATGTTCTGGTTCCAGAAGTCGTCATTTGTTACCCCTTCTTCGTTTTACGTTTAGCTGCGGAAACTCTGCGAGGTTTACCAGCAGGCTGTCCAAGCTTGGCTTTCTCTCTTACCTTACTACGTTTTTCAGCCGCTGTCATTTCTTTGCTTGTCTTCGGTGTTTTAGAGCTTACTCTTTTACTTGGCCGGCAATACGGGGTGTCTCTTTTCTCACCCTTCTTACGCCCACAAGGCTTACCAGATTTAACATCTACCCAGTCTTCCTTGAACCATCGTTTGAGAGCGGCTCCTTCTTTTGTTTTACGAACAGCCATTAGAACAAGTTCGTTTCTTTGCGGCGCGACTCTTGCACAACCCCACAACCACTTGCAATAAGACCACCGTTCTTTAACTTTTTCTTAACAGGGCGCTTGCGCTTAGAAGATTCTCCCCATTTGTCGGCGCCCACCTTTCGACACTTGGCTATGGCTCCGCTTGCGTAGGCGCTTGGGAAGACCTTGTACCTTGCTTTTACTTTTTTGTAACATGCGTCTTTGGGCATTATTTCTCCCCGAGGGCGGCTTGGAAATCTGTTGGCTCATTTGAGACCGGGACATTGTCATAGGTCGCCCTCCTTTGTAAAAAGTCCTGCCACATGGGCTGGATCATGTTGAAGTTTTGATCTACCTTATACACTACTACTGCCATTTGCGCGTTCATTGTAAACAAAGTAATCGCGCCCCAGCTTACAACACCAAGGATTATAACAGAAACAAAGTGATTAAGTTCAAATTTCATCTGTCTAGCACTTCCAACGTTTCCGCGCAGCCTTGCCTCTTTCCCCTGTCCAACCCTTGGAACGAGCGCAGAAAGACTTCTTACGGCCTTTCTCGCTTTTAGACTTTGGGTTAGGCGCAGGAGCTTTGAGTTTGCTACCTGTTGCTTTGTTGTATTTAGCGCGACCCTTTGCTGTAAGACCCGCACCCTTTTTAACAGACAGTTTCTCGCCACGTCCAACTGAGAGATTAACTTTTTTCTTATCAGCCATAGCAACCGCCCTAAAGATTATGCGTGGTAGAACATCATCAAGTCAAACTGCGGTACAACGAATGTAACAAAACAACCGTCTTTAAACAGTACACCCTCATCCGGCATAAACGGGTCGTCAGAAGCGTTGTCAGTTCCAATCGAGCGAAACTGAATTAGTTCTGTGCCTGTAACACCACCGTTCCGTAGGTTAGCTATTCCAGCGGTTCCGCCAGAATAAAAAGAAAACCCTTGCAAACGAGTGCGTCCTGCGAAGATTACACCTGCCGCATTAGCATTAATGCCAGCGGATACGTTTCCTGCGGGATTGCCAACCGCAGTTATGCTTGCAATTGTTTTAAAATAACCAGAACTGGTTGCTGTTCCAGCATTAGCGCCCGTAAGGTTTTCGGTAAGAGCCGCACCATTTACATCTGTGCCAACTATATTAAACGACTTTGAAGAATCGTTTCCTGCGGACAAAATTGTAACTTGTCTTGCAGAGGCGTTTGTAACGCTTCCGCCAGAAGCTAAAGCCCCGCCAATAACCAAGGCTGCGTTGTTTCCCACTGAAGTGGCTGTTGAAATTCCGTCCGCGTCTAAAGCCACCTCATCGCTGATGATGACTGGGGTTACGTCTGATCCTGCCATTTTGGCCTCCTATAGATTACAGGCGGGGCGTTAACCCCGCCAAATTAGTTATTAGGCTGCAAAAACAAACGTGCCAGTAGTACCCGCACCAAGAGGCTGAAAGTTAAACGAGATATTCCACAGACCTGCTGTTGTGCAAGTAAAGTAGATGTACGAGCCAATGCTAAACAAGTTTGTTGTTGCGCTTGCAGGAGTATACTTCAACAAAGTTTCACCCGCAGTAGACGTATCAAACACAACTGCACTGCTGGTACGGCTTTC